ATCCTGCGCGCGCGCCCGCGAAATTGTGTAATTTTGTGGGGGCAGCATGAGAGGCCGTAAACCGAAACCGACTGAGATGAAAAGGCGCGCGGGCAACCCGGGTAAGCGCAAGCTGCCGCAGGCCGAGCCGAGGCCACGCATGTCCGCAGACATCAAGGCCGGCGCGATCGGCAAGCTGGCGGTTGAGTTTCGCGAGCGCTATTTGCCTGAGCTGCGACGACTGAAGGTGCTGACCGACGTCGATGTGGCGGCGTTCGAGTTGATGGGCGCGCACTATGCGACGGCCTGGAACGCGGCGCGGCGGATTCAGCGCGAGGGGCTGACGCGCGTGAGCGACGGTTTTATGCACAAGCACCCGCTGTTGCAGGTGTTTCGCGATAACAGCAACGCCTTCCGCACGTATGCGGCCGAGTTCGGGATGACGCCCAGCGCGCGCTCGCGGATTCACGTCGAGGAGGCGGAGCAGTTGAGCCTGGCCGAGGTGCTGTTTGGTGAGGCCACGCAGGTGACCGATGACGGCGCGGATCAAGACGCAAAACGTTAAACGCCGGCAGGCTGATGGCTTTTACTTTGACGAGCGCGCGGCGACGATTGCGGTCCGGTTCTTTGAACAATTGTTGCACCACTCGAAGGGAGAGTGGGCCGGGCAGCCGTTCGTTCTGGAGGAATGGCAGCGCGAACAGATCGTCCGGCCGCTATTTGGGTGGAAACGGGCGGACGGGACGCGGAGGTATCGACGAGCCTATATCGAGATTCCGCGCAAGAACGGCAAGAGCACGTTGAGCGCGGGGATTGCGCTGTGCCTGTTGTTCGCCGACGACGAGCCAGGCGCGGAGGTCTATAGCGCGGCGGCGGACAGGGACCAGGCTGCGATTGTGTTCGACGAGGCGAAGGCGATGGTGGACGCTTCGCCGGAGCTGCGCAAACGGTCGGAGATCTACAAGCGCGCGATTGTGGTGACGGGCCAGCGCAGCGTATACCGGGTGTTGAGCGCGGATGCGTACACGAAGCATGGCCTGAACGCGCACGGGATTGTGTTTGATGAACTACACGCGCAGCCGAGCCGCGAGCTATGGGACGTGCTGAACACGAGCACGGGCGCGCGCCGGCAGCCGCTGATGGTGATGATCACGACGGCGGGCTTCGACCGCGAGAGCATTTGCTGGGAGCAGCACGAGTATGCACGGCAGGTTCTGGCCGGCATCATTCAAGACGACGAGTTTTTCGCATTCATCGCTGCGGCGGAGGAATCGGACGATTGGCTGGACGAGGCGATATGGCACAAGGCGAACCCGAATCTCGACGTGACGATCAAGCTGGACTATCTGCGCGCCGAGGCGCATCGCGCCCAGCAGTCGCCGGCGTATCAGAATACCTTCCGCCGGCTGCACCTTAATCAGTGGACGCAGCAGGATACGCGCTGGCTGCCGATTGAGGCGTGGGACCGGTGCGCCGGCGAGGTGAATGCGAAGCAGTTGGCCGGGCTGGCGTGTTACGGCGGGCTAGATCTGGCTTCGAGCAGCGACATCGCGGCGCTGGTGCTGGCGTTTCCGCATGACGCCGACGAACACGAGATGTATTACTGGCTGCCAAAGTTCTGGATTCCGCGCGAGAACATGATCGCGCGGGCGCGCAAAGACCGGGTGCCATACGACGCCTGGGTGCGCGATGGGCTGATGACGGCCACGGAAGGGAATGTGATCGATTACGGCGTCATCGCGCGGGACATCGAGCTGCTGGGCGAGCAGTTCGACATCAAGGAGATTGCGTTCGACCGGTGGGGCGCGTTCCAGATCAGCCAGCAGCTCGAGGCGCTGGGGTTCACGATGGTGGGGTTCGGGCAGGGCTTCATGAGCATGAGCCAGCCGACGAAAGAGCTGCTGCGGCTGGTGCTGGATGGCAAATTGGCGCACGGCGGACACCCGGTGTTGCGTTGGATGGCGGATAACGTGGTGGTGAGCACGGACCCGGCCGGGAACGTGAAGCCGAATAAGGCCAAGAGCCGCGAGAAGATAGACGGGATCGTAGCGGGCGTCATGGCGCTGGATCGGGCGATCCGGCATGGCGCCGCTCAAAAGAAGAGCATCTATGAGACACGCGGACTCAGGACGATGTAGACATGGATCGCTATGACATGCTGCTGGCGCTGGGCTTGATTGTCATGTCAATCGGGATTGGACTACTCTCGGTGCCGGCCGGGCTGATTGCCTTTGGCGCGGGGATGGTGGGGATTGGCGTCCTTGGCGCAGCCGGGCATCGAAAGGCGGGTGGGCCATGAGCGGAATCCTGACACGCTTTTTTGAGCGGCGCGCCGATAGCGGCGGCAACATCAATTCGTCAAAGATCGTCGAGATGCTGCGCGGCGGGTATGACAGCGCGACGGGGATTCACGTCTCAGAAGAGACATCGCTGCGCTCGACGGCTGTTTTTTCCTGCGTGCGCGTCCTGTCCGAGACACTGGCGAGCCTGCCGCTGATCACCTATCGCCGGATGCTGCGCGGCAAGTCGCGCGCGCCTGATTTCTATCTCTATTCCAAATTGCACGACACGCCGAACCCGGAGATGACGAGTTTTACATTGAGATCGATGCTGACGGGGCATGAGGCGCTGTGGGGGAATGGCTACGCCGAGATCGAGCTGGACGGCGCGGGGCGCATGCTGAATCTATGGCCGCTGCTGCCGCATCAGACCGCGCCGGTGCGCGCCTCGGATGGGGCATTGATGTATCGCACCTACGTGCCGGGCAAAGGCACGTTTGTGCTGCCCGCGTATCGCGTGTTTCACGTCAAGACCTTCACGCTGGATGGCCTGTCCGGTGTGTCGATGATCGGCATGGCGCGGCGGGCGGTAGAACTGTCGCTGGCGACCGAGGAGTTCGGCGCGCGCTATTTCGGCAACGGCGCTAATCCGAGCGTGGTGCTGAAGCATCCCGGCCAGTTGGGCGAGGAGGCTTACAGGCGCATGACAGAATCGTGGATGGCGGCCCATTCGGGGCTGAGCCAGTCGCACCGGGCCGCAATCCTGGAAGAAGGCATGGACATTGAGAAGATTGGCATCCCGCCGGAGGACTCGCAATTTTTGGAGACGCGCAAATTTCAGGCGACAGAGATTGCACGGCTTTACCGCATCCCGCCGCACATGATCGGCGATCTGGATCGGGCGACGTTCAGCAACATCGAGCAGCAGTCGCTGGAGTTCGTGATTTACACGATGATGCCGTGGTTCCGGGGATGGGAGCAGGAGATCTCGAGGTCGCTGCTGCTGGAGAGTGAGCGGACGACCTATTTCGCGGAGTTCTTAGTGGACAGCCTGCTGCGCGGAGACACGCCGAGCCGGTACGGGGCCTATCAGAACGCCATCCTGACGGGCTGGATGACGCGCAACGAGGCGCGTGAGCGAGAGAACATGAACGTGGACGATCCGGCATTGGACAAATACCTGGTGCCGCTGAACATGCAGCAATTGGGGAGCAGCCCGATAGCCCTGGGAGTGGCTGAGCGCCAGACGATCATCGATTCGGAAGGGCAAGCGCCAGGCTTGCCCCAACCGAGAGGCGGGATGGGCGAGGCGGTGCAGGAGTGGCCCAGCCTGTATGACGGAAACGGGAAGCGCTGATGGGGGCATTTCTGAGTATCGTCACGCGAACATTCAGGCGGCCGGTGGGCCTGGCGCGGTGCGTCGACAGCGTGGCGCGGCAGAGCGAGCCGGACATCGAGCACATCATCCTGCATGACTCCGTCGGGCGCGGGGTGGGCTGGTCTTACGAGAATCTGAGGAGCGCGCAGCCCGGCGGGGAGTATGTGTTCATTCTCGACGACGACGACTATCTGATTGATGAAGGTTTCGTCGCGGCATTGAAGCAGTTCGTCGTCGAGCATGAGCGGCCCGAGATCGTTTTTGTGGGGATGGATGTCCAGGGCCGGATCTTGCCGGAATGGTCGGAGGGGTTGCGGCTGGGCGACATCGCGGTGAGCTGCTTCGCGCTGCGCCGGGATGTGTGGCTGGAGCACGCGGGAGATTTCAGCGGGGATTACGGCGGTGATTTTCATTTCATCGATGCGGTCTATGGCTGTGAGCGGCAACACACGTCGGCCAGGCTGGAGCGAGTTGTGTCGCGCGTGGATCGGGTGAGTTATGGAGAGCCGGAAAATATCTATCCTGCTGCCGAGCGCTTATCGGGCGCAGCAGTTGCGCAGGGCAGTTGAATTGATACGGGAAACGACGCCGCAGCCGGTTGAGATACTGGTCAGCGTGGTCGAGGATGACAGGATGAGCCAGGAGGCCATCCGAGGGATGCCGATACCGAGGCATATACGCACGGTGGATGAGTACGAGCGGGGTGCGGTGTATGCCTGGAATTTGCTCATGAGATTGGCGACGGGTGACGTGCTGGCGCTGTGGGCGGATGACCTGCTGCCGTACTCGGGGTGGTCGGATGCCGCGCTGGATGCGCTGGACGAGATGGGCGGGCACGGCGTGGTCGGATTCAACGACCTGGCGAGCGACGGCGAGGAGTATGCGGCTCACTGGCTGGCCGACAGGCGCTTTGTCGAGGAGCATTTGGGCGGCGTGATGTATCCCGCGGTGTACAAATCATGGTGGGCGGACCGGGAAGTGACGGACATTGCCAAGAGCCTTGGCTGTTATCGGTGGTGTCGAGAGGCAGTAGTCGAGCACTTGAATTATACGTTCGGGAAATCTGCAGCGGATAAGACGTATTTGGATGCGGCCATGAACTACGAGGCGGATCGGGCAGTTTACGAGCAGCGCAAGGCTGTGGGATTTTCACTGGAAGGGAGGGACTGATGCCAGCATTTAGATCGCATTCAACAGACACGGTGGATGTGGCCTGGGACGCAGGGGAGATGCGCACACGGGTGCGCGAGGGCGAGAAGCGGGAGTATTACGCGAAGATTTTCGCATGGTACGACCCGGATCTCGACGAGGGCAACAAGGGGACGTACAAATTCATTCACCACATGGTCGAGACGAACGGCGATCCGGGCGCGGCGAATGTCAAGGCATGCCAGAGCGCGATCGGCGTGCTGAATGGCGCTAGGGGCGGGACGAAGATCCCGGATGCCGACCGGCAAGGCGTGTGGGATCACGTGGCGAAGCATCTGCGCGACGCGGGGCTGGAGCCGGCGGAACTGAACGAGAGTGCGGCGCTCGAACTGGCGGCTGTGAGCCAGGTCGATTTGAGGCTGCCGGAGATGATGAAGCAGGTACGCGCTGAGGCATGGGCCATCCTGCCCACAGCGCTGCAGGCGATGCTGGCGCGCCCAATCGCCCAGCACGTAGCGACCGATGCGCTATTGGCCGTGACCCGGCCGGGGCCCAAGGCCGGCCGCGTGGCGCGGGTGCCGGTGCTGGGACCGATCAGCCGGCGCGAGTCGTTCTGGTCGATGTTTTTCGGCGGAACGTCAGTCGAAGGGCTTATCAAGACGCTGCGCGAGGTTGAGGCGGATAGCTCGATTAGCACGGTGCTGCTGGACATCGACTCGCCGGGCGGGACGG